CTAATTTCATTTTCTGGCGACCAACACAAGTCACACCCATTTCACTGCGTGGCTTGCGGTAGTAAATACGATTCTGTTTACTCTCTACTTCTTCTGCCTTCTTGCAGCGAAGGCTTCCGAGTGATGCTGCTTTATCTGCTCTGACGCAACCAGAGAGCTTTAGCGCAATCTTTCGCGCCAGTCGCTGTTCTTGCATTGCCTGTTCACGTTGAGCCTGTCTGTGTGCTCTGCGGCGATTTCTGGCGTTATCGTCAGCCAGATATGTAATGACTACTGTCATGTTGACCTCCGATGAAACAACTTTGGAATTTTTTTATTACAAAGTGGTTTCCTTCCCCGCCAATTAGACGGGGATGGAAGAGCATTTATGAGCCTTTATGGACTCTGCTCGATCAGTTCTATTTAATTAATCTCTCAATTGAATGTAAGTATTCACATAAATCCTCCTACCTCTTGTGCAGCTTTCTTGAATATGGTGGCGGCTGCATAACGCCTATGGAATTGACTTTGGCGGTGACGCGCCGGGTGCTTATCTTCCGGTTGCCGTCGTGCAGCTGCACTTCACGTCACCCCAAAGCCAACTACTCTTTGACTCACACTCTCGCAGTGAGCGCGCTCATGCCCTTGAGTCTCTGTCGCTTATTAGCCGCTGATAACCGGTGCGCGTCTGGCATTCGCGCTGCCTTTCCGGAGCATGTTCCCTTATTTACCCTCACATCGGTCTGCTAAACCTGCTCGCCATTACGCGACTCGGGGCAGCATCATTACTGCTGCATTGCCTTTCGGCTGCGGTCTAACCGCGTTAGTGCACCATTACGGCACCTCCTGTTTGGTTAAACTCAGTTCCCGCATTTCGGCGGGACAATCCCATCAATGTTAAAGAGCCTGCCAATCTATTCCGTTTGGCTACCAGCGTCCTGCTGATGGCTTAAATTTAAGATCTCTTTAATTAATGGTCAAGAATATTTTTGAAGAAAACTTAAATTTTCTTTCGTGACTTAAGTTTGGCTTTGATTTTTAAAGGAAATAAAAAAAAGGGGCGAATGCCCCCTTATGGAAGGTTTGCTAGTTTTGCATCGACAACTACGCCGATGATTTTGCAGTTTCCGTTGATCTCGATCATCGGATATTGTGGGTTAAGTGGTTTTAGAAACTTCCTGCCTGCATCAATAACTAACTTCTTGAAAGTTGCCTCGTTTTCTCCTTCGAGCTTTGCAACTACCAGTTTCCCGTTACGCGGCTCTACTTCAGGATCGACGAGTATTATCATTCCTTCAGGGATACTGAGACCGGCCGGAGCCGTCATTGAGTCTCCCTTCACGTCCAACCAAAACGAATCTTCTGAACAGTCTACGGTTGTATCGTACCAGTTATCTATTGCACGCTTATGATATGGTTCTACAGCTTCCATCCAGCATCCTGCGCTCACCCAGCTAATCAGAGGGTATGACCCTCTTGGATCATGCCTACTGTGATAGGCAATGTTTGAAAGACTTTCCTCTCCTTTCATCAGATAGTCAGGGGAACACTTCAACGCATTAGCCAGGGCGAGAAGATTCTCTCCATTTGGCTCTGTCTCAGAGCGTTCCCACTGAGATATGGCAACATTAGACACGCCGACCATCTTTCCAAGTGCGGCCTGCCTGATCTTGAGTTCTTTTCTCCGAGCGCGAATGCGCTCTCCCATCAATTGAGTTTTCATAGTTAAGACATCTTAAATAAACTTGACTTAAGATTCCTTTGGTGGATAATTTAAGTGTTCTTTAATTTCGGAGCGAGTCTATGTACAAGAAAGATGTTATCGACCACTTCGGAACCCAGCGTGCTGTAGCTAAAGCGTTAGGCATTAGCGACGCAGCAGTCTCTCAGTGGAAGGAAGTCATCCCAGAGAAAGACGCCTATCGACTGGAAGTCGTTACAGCTGGCGCCCTGAAGTATCAAGAAAGCGCTTACCGCAAAGCGGCATAAGCAAATTGCTCTTTAACAGTCATGGTCCTCATTCCCGCCGAAATGCGGGAATACAACGCACATAAGTTGATGCGCATAACTTCTTATTTGTTAAGGAAATACTTACATATGGAACTTACAAGTACTCGCAAGAAAGCGAATGCAATTACAAGCAACATCCTGAATCGAATTGCTGTACGTGGTCAGCGAAAGGTTGCCGACGCGTTAGGGATTAATGAATCGCAAATTTCGCGATGGAAAGACAGCTTCATCCCCAAAATGGGAATGCTTCTGGCTGTTCTTGAATGGGGTGTTGAAGACGAGGAGTTGGCGGAACTGGCTAAGAAAGTAGCCAGAATGCTGACAAAAGAAAAAGCCCCGAAGAACGGCGAATTCTTCGAGGCCTGATGTAGAAAGACTGGATCAATCCACAGGAGTCATTATGACAAAACGTCGTAAGAAATACCAGGAAAAAGAAGAGATTCGACACCCTGATTCACCTGAGGGATTAGTGGTAGCCGCAGCAAATAACAGGGCGTTCGCAGAGCGCCTTGTTGGTGTTTACAGACTAGCCAAAGCAGGAGTGAAACATGGGCGTCGTTAAGTTAGCTGATTACAGGCATAACCCTGTACAACATCAGGAGGCATCCAGTATGGGGTATGTCTCTATACACCGCCAGTTTATGGACAGCAGGCTCTATAAGGACTCTCAGGCAGTACATCTTTGGCTTCACTTAATCCTCAAGGCTAATCACGAATCTACTGTCGTCAATACGGATATCGGTCCGATAACTGTTGATCGCGGTCAGATGATAACTGGACGCCCGTCGCTGGTCAGAGAAACATTCATCCCCGACAACAAAGTTCGGAGCTTATTACGGACTTTTGAGTCGAAAGGGATGCTTAATATTTGCTCGATGGGGAAGAAATTTAGCCTGTTTACAATCGTTAAATATGACGATTTTCAGGCAAAAAATTGTCCAACGGTTGTCCAACGGTTGTCCAACGCAAACACCAGTAATGGCGCGGATCTCAGCGGAGATTGTCCAACGGTTGTCCAACGGTTGTCCATAAACAATAATATAAATAATATCTCTAATACTGACGTATTAGAGAGTGCCACAGCAGACAAAAAGTCTGACAAGAAAAAACCTTCCGTTAGCTGTCAGGATGTTGTCGATGCTTACCACGAAATCCTTCCTGAAGCGCCAAGAATCCGCGCACTGAATGACAAGCGTAAAAACCAGATCCGAACGTTCTGGCGCAAAGCCGGAGTGATAACCCGCCAGCTTGACGGGCATGGGTTCACGATGCAGGACTGGAGAAATTATTTGAGCTACGTAGGCGAAAATTGCCGATGGATGTTCGAAGAACGCCCAAACCATCAACGCGGAACCGTCTGGCACAAAAAGGGATTTGATTTCCTGCTTAACGACAATACCTACCTGAAAGTTCGTGAGGGTGAACACGATGACCGATAATTTTTATGCGCCGCCCCATAGCATCGAGGCAGAGCAGGCGGTTATTGGTGGATTGCTTCTGGATGATGACAGCAGTGAGCGCGTCCGGAAAGTTCTGGCGATGCTGAAGCCTGATTCATTTTACAGCCGACCACACAAAATCATTTTCGATGAAATAACCAGAATGCACCGGGAGCAAAAGCCAGTAGATGGGCTGACGCTTTTCGATGAACTGGAGCGCAAATCATTAACGGCGTCTGTTGGCGGTTTTGCTTATATCGCTGAGATCGCAAAGAACACGCCAAGCGCCGCAAACATCGTTGCCTATGCAATGCAGGTTCGTGAAACCGCAATGGAACGCTACGCCATCAACCGCATGACTGAAGCGACGGAATTGCTCTATTCCCGCAACGGAATGACTGCAACGCAGAAGTACGAAGCTATTCAGTCGATTTTCACGCAACTGACAGACCATGCAAAAACCGGATCGCGTCGCGGCCTTCGTTCATTTGGTGAGGTCATGGAAGACTGGGTTAGCGACCTTGAGAAGCGATTTGACCCATCAGGCGAACAACGGGGAATGAGCACAGGGATCCCATCGCTGGACAGGATGCTGTCACCGAAAGGTCTGGTGAAAGGCTCTCTGTTTGTCATTGGCGCTCGCCCTAAGATGGGGAAAACGACGCTATACAGCCAGATGGCAATCAACTGCGCAGTGCATGAGAAAAAGCCCGCTCTGATGTTCAGCCTTGAAATGCCCGGTGACCAGATACTGGAAAAACTGGTAGGGCAGAAGTCAGGTGTGAACCCGAATATTTTTTACCTTCCGGCGACAAATGACGCTGATGACGGCTATCAGGGTGATTACGATGGTGACTTCAACAGGGCGATCGAGACAGCCAATCGCTTGAGTGAAATCGACCTGCTTTACATCGACGACACGCCGGGATTATCTCTGGCTCAAATCGTCAGCGAAAGCCGTCGAATCAAACGAGAAAAAGGATGCGTTGGCATGATTCTGGTCGATTACCTGACGCTAATGACCGCTGAAAAGGCCGATCGCAACGACCTTGCATACGGCATGATCACCAAAGGACTGAAGAACCTTGCCAAAGAGCTTGATTGCGTTGTTGTGCTTCTGACACAGCTTAACCGCGCATTGGAAAGCCGAACCAATAAACGCCCATTACCAAGTGACTCGCGCGATACAGGGCAGATTGAACAGGATTGCGATTATTGGGTGGGGATCCATCGGGAAGGTGCTTTTGATGACAGTGTTCCACCTGGTGAAACCGAACTAATCCTTCGTCTCAACCGTCATGGCAATACCGGCACGGTGTATTGCATTCAGGCAAATGGCGCTATTTATGACACAGACCAACAGTCTGCTGAAATGCGCCGCCGTGAACGCGAGGAACCGCAATCCAAGAAGAAAGGAGGATTCTGGTGACCATCTACATTACTGAGCTAATGACAGGCCTGCTGGTAATCGCAGGCCTTTTTATTTGGGGGAGAGTAAATCGTGGCTGAGTTTATGCTCGTCGCATTCAAATGCGTTGGCGTTGGATGGATTCTTCTGACGTTTTTTATTGTTCTGCATAGCTACATTCGTCTTGTGAATGACGGTAAAGACCCATGGTATACGTTGTTTGGCGCTGCATTTGTCTGGGTGATTATCGGTGTTATGCCTGTTGTCGTAGCAAAAATGGCGTGGCGTTTTGTGAGTTGAACTGAGGGTAAGTATCGATGGACGAATCAAGAAAGCAGTTTGAGGAATACGTTGCCAAAAAATTGAGATTACCATTCGAGATGATAACCGAGGCAAGAAATGGTGATAGGTACTTTGCATTTTCAAGCATGGATATTCGTCACTCCTTAAATGAGTGGTGGGCTTTATGGCAGGCATCGCGAGCAGCTATTGAAATAATCGCGCCAAAGTTTATCGACAGCAGAGAAGCATTAGCCAAAGGGTTTACTGTTGATTATTCCAATGGCTTCGGTGATGCAATGGATGCTTATGAGGAAAACATCCGCGCCGCTGGAATAAAAGTGAAGGAGTGAGCATGAGTCGACGAAGTAGCTTTTTGGGGTTTGTAATATTCCTGTTCTGCACTGGTTACATCGTAATCTGGTCAATTTCGAACATTGACCGTGGCGGGGAATATCTCATTGTAATGTTCTTTCCTTTGTTTCTTGGGTGGTACGCCGCAAGGTTGCTGGAAGAATGGGGTTACAGGCATAAAAAATAAAGGAGTGTTCAGTGAAGCAAACAATATTCCTCCGAACTAAGCAACAACAGCAAGCCGCAATCAACGCCATCCTCGCAACACCACTCGATAAAGACAAGCCAGTTACCATCCGCATTACTGACTACAAGCGCAATCTTGACCAGAACGCAAAATTTCACGCGATGGTCGCAGATATCGCTAGGCAAGTTCAGTGGCGCGATAAATGGTTAAAACCGGAACAATGGAAGGTTTTGTTGATCAGCGGTCATGCAGTGGCAACAAAACAGGAAGCTGATGTTTTGCCCGGGCTTGAAGGCGAATACGTCAACATTCGCGAAAGTAGCGCGCAGATGAGTGTGAAGCGTATGGCAAGTCTGATTGAGTACACGACAGCATGGGCTATTGGTCAGGGTGTCAGATTTACCGACAGGAGGTACGAATGAGACGACAGCGACGAAGCTTCACCGACATCATCTGCGAAAACTGCAAATACCTTCCAACGAAACGCTCCAGAAATAAACGCAAGCCAATCCCAAAAGAATCTGACGTAAAAACCTTCAATTACACAGCTCACCTGTGGGATATCCGGTGGCTTAGAGAACGTGCGAGGAAAACAAGGTGATTGACCCAAATCGAAGTTACGAACAAGAAAGCGTCGAGCGG